TTTAGGGGCTGCAAGTCCCTTATCCTGTTCCCTTTGGTTGTCTCCCTCGTTCATAGCAGCAACGTTATCAAATGGAATAGCGAACCCGAGAAGTGCTATCCGACAAACAGCACTATCGGTAGCCTGCTATCAGTGTTAATTACTAAAGCAATATAATAGGAGCAAACCATACAAAAAAGTGAGCCGAGCGCACTATTTTTAACGCTTCGACTCACCTTTCCTTTTTCGGGCTGTGTCACAGTTATTTTAATTTGCGTTTAAATTTTCTTCAGATCCTCCGCCCTTACCGCCGCAGTGATCTCTCCGCCCTGACCGATAACGATATAGTCCTCTCTGTCGCCGGAGCCTGCCTGCATAACCTCGTACACATTCGTATACACAAACAGTGCAAGCGCTCCTCCGTTGTACGTCTTTGCACCGTAATTCACTTTCACCTTATCTCCCACGACAAATTTCTGTGTCTGCGTATCGTCCTCCGCCTTGTAAAGATCTGCCGTATACAGCCACCCTGTAGGTACGCCGTCAAGCCCTATCAGCGTTTCCTTACCGTTACCGGATACCTGCAGTACCGTATAGACCGTGTCATAAACATAAGAATAAGGCTTGACCCCGTTTGTAAATACAGCGTCCCGCTTTACTCTTACCTTATCCCCCTTTGAAAATCCGTTGTGCTTCTCATCATCGGGCTTTTCGGGAGGCTTTTCTATGCAGTGCTCCTCGTACCACCTTGCGGTTATCGCAGGATAATCAACAAAGCAAATATCCCCGTCAACATCTTTACCGCCGATATTGTCAATACCCCACTGCCACATTTTCTGCCCGTAATCGAATCTGCTCGGATAGTCCGGACTTTCCGTCCAGTGAGCAAGCCATATATCATACTTTCCGAGTAACCGTTCTTTCTGATAATAGCTTTCAAGCCATGAGGGATTTGCATAAATTCCCGACGGCAGACCCGCTTCATTCAGGCTTTTGCAGAATTTCACCGCCATATCGGTTCTCGCTTTGCTTGTAAGATTATCAATCTGCTTCTGCTCTTCCATGTCAAAGAACACGGGATATGACGGCTTTTCATTGCCCAGCACCTTTATACACGCTTTTATCTGACTGTCCAGTTCAGCGTTGTCAAGCGCCGTGATATACCAATAACAGCCGTATGCCAACCCGCGTTTTGCACATTCGATTATATTCTGCCGGAAATAGCTGTCCTCGTCTTTCCCTATTCCCGCACGGATTATAACAAATTTGTTTCCTGCCGCCTGCGCCGCGGTAAAATCAAATTTCTCCTGCGCCCTGCTGATATCAATTCCTTTTATTCTCATGGTCATCCTCCCCACTCTTGTTTTTTATCTGTTCAAGCACATTCTTTATCTTTTGCGGTACAGGCAACCCTAGCGCCGCCGCATTCTCAACTATCGAGATCCCTTCGTTTGCTATATAGAAAAGCATCACAGCCGACATAGCGGCGGGTATTCCGCCGAGCACATAAGTGTCGGTTATGTGACCGAGTGCCACAAATGCTAGAATCAGCATCTTCTTTGCAATGCCCTTGAACCCGACTTTACTGGAAATTTTCTTTTTGCTGACAGCCGCAAACACACCGCTGATATAGTCCAGCACCATAAACGCTATAAGTGCACGGAACAGCCCGTTCACCTCACCGTACATAAATCCCAGGATCGCCCCGACAACTCCCGCTACACTGTCAATCGCTATCTGTATCTTACTCATATTTTCCCTCCTTTGATTTGATCTTTATTTATTTTTTCTCTGACCCTGATTTATCCACCAGAAGCTCTGCGAATGCGGCGGAGTAGCACCTCCGTTTGTTGCATTTTTCATTATCATCTCATCGTCCGACATTCCCGCCTTACTCAATGCGGTCGGCTTAAGCTCCGGATGCATCTTATACAAAAGCTCAAGATAAGTCATTCCCTCTATATCCCCGGGTATCTTCATCTGTTCTATCCAGTCATAGAAACCGTCCTTTTCGCCGTACAGCTGGAACAGCGCTTCGGTAAATTCTTCATCGCTGTATATCTTGTCGCTGTACTTTTTTATAAAGTCGTATGCATCGTCAGGTGAGAACTTTCCGCTATCTGCGTTTTCTTCCTCATTCTTTACCGCATCTTTGAGTGATGAATTTAGCTTTATCCGATAGTTACGGTCGCTGTCGTAGACATTCTGTGCATAATCCCTGTCGTTCTCATACACCCCACGGTTGTAATCACGATCATTTTCAAGCACGTCACGATCGTACTTTCTGTCGCTCTCATATACCCCACGGTTGTAATCGCGATCGTTTTCAAGCACATCACGATTATACTTTCGGTCGCTCTCATACACCCCACGGTTGTAATCACGATCGTTTTCAAGCACATCACGATCATACTTTCTGTCACTCTCATACACCCCACGGTTGTAATCGCGATCGTTTTCAAGCACATCACGATTATACTTTCTGTCGCTCTCATACACCCCACGGTTGTAATCGCGATCATTTTCAAGCACGTCACGATTATACTTTCTGTCGCTTTCAAGTACGCTTCGGTTGTAGTCCCTGTCATTCACATACTTATCTCTGTCGAATTGAGCCTGCCAGTTTCTCTGCGCCTGTGCGTCCTTATTCTTATTATATTCAAACTCCCTGTTTGTGTTATAATCAGCCACGCTGTCACGATATCTGCCGTATTCCGTATCTTCAAGACCGATCAGCGTGTTGAGCTTTTTATACGCGCTGTCCTCCTCATCACGATAGCGCTCATACGCTCTCTGTTCAAGCTCCGGTATCTTATCATTCAGCTTCGACATATAGCTGTCATACGCCTGCTGACCCGCAGTTACCGCATAGCTGTTTGCATATCCTCCGGTAAGCATAGATGCATTTCCTACCGTATCCTCCATAGCCGTCTTCCCGGCTTTCGTATAGCTGTCCTTATACTGTGAAAAAAGCTTGTCGCTCCCGATATCATAATTGAATTTCTTTTTCCCGAGCACACTTGAAAGATTGCTCTTGACCGCATCCGAATAACGACTCTTATATTCGGGAACGGCGGATTTTTTATTACTGTTTTTTACTGTACTCATATCTCCTCCGCATAACACATTTCCTGCTCTGCCTTCATCTTTGCCTCATACTCATCGATCTCCGCGTCAAACCTCGCGATATCCTCCGCCGTTATCCTGTCACGGCTGTAATGATTGCCGAGCTGCATAGCCGCCCATGCTCTGTCAAAGCTGCCGCTTTTCACGCCGTTCACAGCGACCTCAACGATCCACTTTCCGAAATCAAGCATTATACCTCACCTCCCGATACTGCCGCCGCTTCGAGCGCCGCCACTCTTGCTTCAAGGCTTGTTATTCTGCGCTCCGCATCCTCAGGAGCAGGTGACCAGTCAGTCGGCTTGTTGCCCGCTTCAAGCTTCATAGCGCAGACCTCTATATAGTTTCCCGCCGCCGTAGGTTGCAGATATATTCTCGCGCCCGAATATGTCCCGGCGCTTTGCGGCGAAAATTTAGCCGTAAAGCTGATATACTGCCATTCGTCCGAGATAATTATATCCTGTGTGTTGCCGCTGTGGTCGGTGGTCGATTTATAGAACGGCTGTAACCTGCACGGAACTCCCTCCGCCGAATTACTGCGTATCCGGCAGGAAAAAGTATATATCACTCCCGAATTAAGCGGTATATCGTCCTGCCCGCAAATTATCTGACTGTTTTCATCCGTAGAAGTCAGTCGTATCCCTTTGCTTACACACGATATCGGCGGATCGGTGATATCAACGGTCTGTATAGTTCCCGCCGTTCCATATTTTCGCCAGTGACCCTTGCTGTGACCGCCGTAGCCGATAACCGCTTCAGCCGTTCCCGTGATAATATTCCTGCCGCCTATGCTGACTGCATTTACAGCCGCCGTGATATCCGCCGCAGTCGCTGCGCCGACCTCTTTTGCAGTGTATGTAGGTTTTGTTGCAGCTTTCGCCCAGGCGGATATGTCGGTTGATTTCAGATATTCAGAAAGATCCGCTTTGTGATCGGTTTCGCCAACATACTTATATTCAGTGCCATTCCACATATACTGCTTAAATGCTGTGTTATTTTCGTTAGGAATTAAGTATATTACGCCTTCTTCAGCCAATTTTGTACTCGGTAATTCACCGGATAGCAAACATAGACTGTTTGGAACTAGTAGCGTATAATTTTCTTCCGATAGATCAAATGTCGGAAGTTCGGTTGCGGTTAAGCAAATAGCCGCATTATATTCTGCCTTGCTCGCAAACGGGATACATCCTGACCTCACACGCCTATCTTGTGGCGTGCCTGATGTGTCGCAATAGTATAAACGGACATCGCAAGTAATATATCCGTTTGGAAATTTGTCTGTCGGCTCTTTTATATTGTTCCATTTGAGATATATGGTTGTATTATAAAAATTTGTAGCACTGTAAACACTTGACGAAAAATTTAGTTCTTTGCACACTACTTTAACAGTAAAAGTGCTCTCGTCGTTGTTAATAGTCGGTTTCGTTAATTCAAACGCCGCATTACTGGTTACTGTTGCAGACGCAGAAGCGCTTGAATACCAATTTGGAATAACAATATAACTTTCGGGAAATTCCGGAACGCTAGAGCAATATTTAACTGTATCACAGATAATATCAGATGCTACGCTGCCGTAATAATATCCCTGTTTCTTTGATTCTACCGGAATATATTTATGCAGCATCATTTTTGATGCTCCGCTTAAGAACAATGAAGCGGGAGGATAAATGTCCGCGTTAAGCGTTCCGTCTGCTTCTATGCTAAGTCCTTCTCCTACTTTTACTATACCTGCTTCTTGCGAGGTAGCCGGTTGTACCGATATTTTGGTAATTAACATACCCGTGTCTTCGTTCCTTTGATAATCCGCTGTGATGCCGCTTCCGATTTTCACAATACCTGCGCTTGTATTGCTAGCTCCGTAAACATCAATTTGATGCCATTTGTTAATTGTAAGACTATGGCTCAGAAGCGGCGTTAAAAAACCGTTGTCACTCACTGAAAAACCTTGTCCGACTATTACGCCGCCAAGCGTAGTTTGAGTAGCGGGGGGAAGCGTGCCACCTTTTACTACTGATAATGTACCATCTTCCGAAATTTCAAGGTCATTACCAACTTTAATAATTCCTGCCTTTGAAGCAGAGGCAATACCCGGCATATCCGAAACCGAAAGCTTTCCATCTTCAGTTATACTTAAGTGACTGCCAACTTTAACAACCCCCAAAGTGTCTGCTGAAGCAATAGAATTTGAAAAATCAAACCCTCCTCCGGTCGTAACCCCACCCTCCACATGAAGTACTCCGTCTCTGCCTAACCAAAGAGCATCTCTCCTTTTGCTTTCACTACCATATCCTACAGCAAAAATAGCGTAAGTATTTTCAGTGTTATATCTTCCAACTGCAAAGCAGCCCAAGTTTGATATAAGATGATATCCAAAAGCGAAACTGTTATTTATGGCACTGTTATATTCACCAAATGCATAGCTACTATTCTTCGCTGAGTTTTCTATTCCAAAAGCAAAACAGCTATCGCCCGCTTTGCATCGGCCTCCTAACGCAACCGAACAATCACCACTTGCGACACACTCGTTTCCGTGTGCGAATGAACGCCCTCCGCTTGCTATACAGTCTTTGCCTCCTGCGTGCGAGTAATTTCCGCTTGCTGTTGATTTATATCCTTCCGCGTGAGCGTATTGCGCCGACGGAGCAGTATTATTTTCATAGTCGTTGAATATTTCCGATGTTCCATTTTCTCCGCAAGCTCTGCCAACGCCTTCTTTTGTGCCCGCAGCAATCTTATTATTAACGATCTTCTGCGTATTTCCTGCTGTTGCCTTGTTCAGTACATTAAGCACTTTCAGCTTTTTGTCGCCGCATACATAGCTTTGCGAGTGCTTGCCATTTGCGTACTCGTCCGTGATCTCGGTTATTACGGTATTGTATTCAATGCCATCTATGCGGATAGATACCTTCTGTGCTAGCTCAGGTTCGGCTTCGTCATCCATAAACAGTGGTTCTATCTCAAAGTCGTCAGATATAACATATTCTTCCGCCGCCTTTAGTGCGTATCTGTCTATTTCGGATACGCTGTCAGTATCGACATCTAACACTACTTCCTTACGTTTTACGCCGCTTGCGGTATCGTCGGGACGCTTTACGCACTTCACCGTAACAGCGTCGCCGCTGCCGACAACTGCATATATAGCGTTTTTGTATGCCGATGTTCCGTCCTTGCGTGTATAGTTCTTGATATTATACCTGCTCTCGTCTATGATGATAGTAGGTTTATCTTCGCTAGATTCCATATGCGGATTATAACTGTCGCCGTCTTCTGCGTTATCGTCAATAATCAGGCGCATGTCATAAAAATGTGTCTTGCAGTTTTTCAGCAGATTAAAAATTGCCGTGCTGACAGGTTCAAGACGCGTCATATAGCGATCGTCCTGAATACCCGTCAGCGGCGGGTCTGTGTTAATCTGATTAACCGGCATCGTTATCCCAAACATACCATATATCTGTCTGTCGCTGTCTGTAGTGTTTACGATATTGTAGTTAATGATGTCCGAGATGCACGAAAATGTAGTGCCGCTCGTGACATAATAGCCATATGTCCCCTTGTCCTGCTCTTCTTTTGGAAAAAGCGTGACACGGAGTGCAAACAGATACTTCAAGTCATACCCCGTAACCGTTATCGTATCGTCTTTTTTCTCAACTTCGGTAACATACAAAAACGTGCCGACTACAATACGTTTCGTAGGATCACCGTCTATGTATGTCTGCTTTATTTTTTCGCCGACTATCAGCATTCGATCCGGTTGTATGCAGTCGGTTTCATCAGCGTGTGTAGGTATCGTCATCTCAAAACTTCCAATGTCATACGCTCTGCGAGTGTACTTAAAGTTTGTGACATCTGATACGATACCGACAAGGTTCTGTGAAAATTTCGGTTTTTCTTCCGACAAAAAATTGTATACTCTTACGATCATCAGACGCTCCTTACATAATCAAAACGCACCAGTTTTGCTTTAATCGTGCCCGCTGTTGCGTTATTTTTTATCGTTAACGTGTTATATCCCGGGTATACATATTGAGATGTCGATTTTACCAGATCGATAAATGCTCGCTGAGTGGAAGGAATATATACCTTGCCGAGCAGTCCCCAGTCGATATTTACCGTTTCGCTTGTGCTCAGATATTTTGTCAGTTGAAGTTCTCCGGTTATCGTTTTGCTTCCACGCTGTGGCTCTTTCCCGGTAATACTCATATAGCTGTACGGTATCGCTTTATCCTGACCGCTCAGCGTAATTATAGCTGAATGCGTGTCAGTTCCCGACATCAGTACGGTTGCCGAAACATTTAGCATAGCAGGTATCTTTTCTTCTGTACCGGCGGTAAAACTGATATCCTGCGTTGCTCCCGCGTCGGCAGTTAATTCTACGTCATCGGCTTTTACGCGCCAGAATGGCACATAAGATAATATTGATACCTTTGCCGTGCACAGCACTCCTACCTGCCGTTCTACTGCAGGCAACTCACTGACAACACCCTCGATCTGATATGTCTTGCCGGCGCTGTTCGTGTATTTCAGCGTACCTTCAACGCCGGCGGGAAAGTACCGCAGGAGTTTTCTGCGAAGTTCATACATCGTAGCCGGCTTTCCGCTGCGAGGAAGCAAAGCGATTTCTGCGGTGATAGTACGGATATTCGCTTTTGCGCCGTAAAATCCCGCACCGTCAAAGCCTACACGCTCGGAGCTGTCGTGCTTATATCCGAGCGCATTTCCCTCAAAGCTAAGCAGGTGAAGCGGTATGTATCCGTCGGCATCAGACGATGTATTAACATCATCGATAGTCACTGCAGTGCCGAGAACGGTTGAAAATGTTATTTTTTCCATACTATTACCTCCTATCTGATTACAATATCGTCCATCAGCGCGTCTTTGACCGCTTTTGTTATCTGAGCCATTGTCAGAGCCGTACCGATAAGATTGACATTTGCTGTGTTATTTCGTGTGTTGTCGTTGTTGACTATGCTTTCAACGGTTTTTGAGCCGTCAGCCATAGCCGACATTATCTGCTGTACGGTTTTCAGACTTTCGTTGATTGCGCTGATCTGATTGTTATAACTTTTCTGCTCGCTTTCGTATTTAGCATTTGCGGCATTTTTGCGCTCCTGTGCATTTCTCTGCCATTCCTTTTCCGCTTTATCATCATACAGCCCCTGTAGTTTTTTCTCCATCTGCTCACGGGAGAACTCGTCAAGCTGACCGTATTTCAGCTGAGCCTTGACTTCATTTATCTGCTTTTCAAGGTCGTTGTCCTCGTTTAGACGCTTGCGGGCTTCGATTTCATCATCAATAGCCTTTATAGTAGCGTCACGAAGTTCTTTCTTTGCTTCAAGCTCACGCTTTATAAGGGCAATTTTTTTATCCGCTTCGGTCTTGTATGCTTCCGAAGCTTTCTTAAACTCGTTATCGGAACTGCTTGACGATGAAGAACTGCCCGAACCGCTGAAACTGCCAGCTTCCATATAGGTATCAAAGTTGTCATACATTGCCTTCAGTGCGTCACGCTTGAGCTTATCGGTATTGCCCTCTATTTCGGCAGAGATAAGCAGCTTTGAGTATTTTGCCATACCTGCGGCATCATTTGCCTTAAAGGCTTCATCGTACTTTTTCTGATAATCGTCTGATTCGGCGATTTTAGCATCGTATTCCGCTATCTGTGAAGCGAGCTTTGCCTTTGCAAGCTCCTTGTACGCTTCTGTGTTCAGCTTTATCTTGCCTGTTTCGTTGTCCAGGCTTATACACTGCGTATACCCTGCGTCTATCAGCTTCAGCATAGTGTCATAAGATATATTGCCGTTCTTCCCCTGCTCTGCGTAGGCGGAAGCCAGCTCGTTAAGATTTTTTATAAGATCTGCTGTGCTGTCGGTGAGTTCTTCGGTGGTTTTTATGTTGTTGTTTTTGGTTTCGGTGTTTTCTTCGGTTTTCTTCGTTGCGGTTTCTGCTGCAGCGGCGAGGAGGGCTTCGTTCGCTGCAACTTGTTTAGCGAGCTCATCATATGCCGACATTTTATCAGCCAAAGTAGTGTACAAAGAGCCGTGATCGTCATCCGCATCCATTAACGATAAAATCTTCTTAATATTTTCAGCTCTTTCTTTATAGGTTTCACCGCCTATAAAGAGAGAAAATTTATTTTTGTCTTCATGCCCGTAAATAGGATTCCCTAAAAAAGTTATGTCATTTTTCTTTATTCTTGATATTTCAGAGTTTCCAATTGCCGATTCATACTTTGCCCATTTGCTGTAATCAGTATCGTATGTATCAGGGTTTGTGAAAATTGTAAACTCTTCTGAACCGATATTGCGTTGTGCTTCATCACTTTTAATCAAAGCCGCCTGCGCCTTGATTTTTGCGTTCTCCCGCTCCGCTTCTGTTGCCGTCTGTAGTTTCTTTATGTTTTCTTCATAACTGCCGTTCACAAGGTCTATAGCTTCCTTAGTATCACCGTAGGCGCTGTTAAGCTGTTCCTGCAGGTCTTTCAGCGTCTGTGTTTTCTCGGCGGCGGACTGAACTTTAGTAGAAGCGTCCTCATATTTTGACATTACTTCTTCAAGTGTTTTAGCTTTATCAGCAGATTTCTGTGCTTCGTCAGATAATTCGGAAGCCGCCTGCGTAAGTTCCTCAACAGATTGTGTAGCGTTGTTTGTTGTGGCAATGAATGTCGCTATTCCTGCAACTACTGTCAACACAGCCGAAGCGATAAACACATACGGATTAGCCGCACCGACAGCGTTGAATGCTACCTGTGCCGTTGTTGCCGCCTTTGTGGCGGTCGAGAAGCTCTTTACTGCCGCTACTGTTGCACTTATGACATTACCTATTCCAATGGCGATTTTAAATGTGCCGAGAGCCACAGCTCCTGCTATTATTGCTTCCTTAAAGTCGAGCCCTACAGAGATAGCCTGCTTCAGGAAAGCAATAAGGTTTTTCAGCAGTACGCCTACTCCCTGCGCCCATCTGTCGAGCGTTCCGTCCTGCTCCCATTCTGCCAGCTGATCGCTGACATCTTGTAGTGCAGATTTCACTTCTCCGAAAGCGCCCTCGCCCATTTTGCGGAAGAACTCGGTTATGTTGTCCTGCATAGTACTCAGCATACCCTGCATAGTCTGCGACTGCTTTTCCATCATTCCCGCAAACTTTCCGTTGCCTGTTGTAAGCCCAGTTATAGCCTTGTTCAGATCGTCTATGCCGACCTTGCCTGCGGAAACCATCTTGAAAAATTCTTCACCTGTCACGCCTATGCTTTCGGCAAGTGCCGCCTGGAGCGGTACGCCCGCCTCTGTCATCTGCCTAAGCTCTTCGCCTGTTACCTTGCCCTTTGCAAGCATCTGACCGTATGCAAGCGTTATTCTGTCCATTTTTTCGGCATTGCCGCGTGCGAGATCTCCGAGCTTTGTCATAGTATCGATAAGATTACTTTCGTCCACGCCATAGCTCATCAGAAGCGAACCGCCGGAGATTACGTTTTCAAGCGTAAGCGGTGTCTTTGCGGCAAAGTCCCGCATTTTCTCTATCATTGCCGACGCTTTTTCGGCAGAGCCGAGCATAACCTCAAGCGAGGTTGTATACTGCTCCATTTCAGCATTTGAGCCTATGAGCAGATCCCACAGCTTTTTACCGCCGTAAGCCGCTATAAAGCCGGTTATCAGCGTTTTCATCTTATTCATCTCATCGGAAACACCGGAAACGCCTGACTTCTGCTTTTTCAACTCGCTTGTGGTTTCTTTAAGCCCGTTTTTTAAGTCAATCTGCTCGGTTTTAAGCTGTGCGGCTCTGGTGCGTGCCTTGTCAATCTCTTTTTCAAGCTCTGACATCCGGGCTTTCTGTTCTTTTGTAGCTGTGCCGTTTTCTTTCTCGGCTGTTTTCAGCTGATCAAGCTCTTTTTCGTATTCCTTTGTTTTTTTGTTTGTATCGGCAAGCTCTTTCTTGTTCGTTTCAAGGGCTTTGTTAAGCTCGGTGAGCTGGGCTTTTATTTCCTGTACGCCCTTAGAAAATTTCGTGCTGTTCGCCCCGAAATTCGCAGTAAGTTCCTGTGCCATTATTTTTTACCTCCTTTTTCCCACAGTTCTTCTATTTCGTCACGAAAGCGGTTTTCCGCAAGCTCCGTGATAGCTTTCTTCTTTGATATCAGCGCCGCTCTGATGTGCGAGTATGACTGCACAGCGCCTATTTTTCTGCCGAGCTTATCCCTACCGCCTTTTTTACGGCTCTTTTTACCCGGTCTGCCAAACTCGATAATCACGCTTTCAGGGTGCGCTTTTATTGCGGCTGTGTCATACCCGGCTTTTACCTTATACAACTTGCCTGTTTTCGTTATCTGCTTTGACAGCAGACCGCTGAGCTTTGTCGGAGATCCGTCTTTATTCGACCTGCCCTGCAGCATTCGCCGTTCTTCGTCTATCAGTTCATCGCCGACTTCTTCAAGAATTTCGGGGATGATCTTGCTGTTCAGCTTGCTGTCCATTTCGTTTACTACTTGAATGAGATCTTTAAGGTCCATTCCGGACAGATCAAGAGTAAATAAATCATCGGACATTTTATCGCTCCTTTCAGAAATTTGGGTATAAAAAATCCACCCCTTTCAGAGTGGATGATTTATTCAGTTTTGGGCATAAGAAAAGCACACCCTCTCAGATGTGCTTGATCTTAAAGTTTTGTCCATACTGTAATTTCTATATTGCAGCCATACGATGCGCCGTCGCCGCCCGTTATTTTTGCAATAGTGCCTGTTATCGCACCGCCATTATCTATAATAGGCGCTAAATCAGCCGCCAGCTCAGCTCGCAAATATCCAATTTTTCTGCCGTTGCACTCTACCCTTATAGCATTGTCGTCATAAGGATTATCTGCTTCTCTGACAAAACATAAAGGTAAGCCGCTTTTTAATTTTGGCAATATAAGCTGTATGCCGTTATGCGTTACACCGGCTACTTTTGTAAAAAACGTGTCATATTCGGTCAGTCCGCTTGTGGTAATTTCAAAAGCCTGCTTTTTTGCTTTATGTTCTTTTACAGCTTCAACGATAGGACCGAGCAATCCGCCGATTATGCCACCGACAACTGTCATTATTACTATTCCTAAAAACCAGTCCATATTTCACCATTATATAAACATCGATATTGCCATTGTCAGACCTACACATGCAGAAATCACAATAATCAAGCATATTACCGCTAAAAATCTGTAAATCCCCTGCAAATAGTATTTCTCGTTTCTGTCTGCATTCTTAGGTATTCCAATTTTACAAATGCCATAAAAAATGAAGGCACCTAACGCTATTCCTATAAGCACAGCCGAAAAAATCGGGGATAATGATGCACTGGACGCTGTCGCTGCCTGTCCGCCCATAGTTAACAATTTCAAATACATAAGTATTTCCTCCTTTTCTACCTACATTATACCGCGAACAGACAATATTGTCAATACTGCACAAACACGCTGCAATCGCCGTTGAGTATCTCCTGCTGAAGCAGATACACCGCATTTATCAGCGACACTACCATATCGACCTTGCCTGCAGAGCGCTTTTTATTAACGTATTTATTTAAATTCGTGTCCTCTGTACAGCGGGCGTTGCTGAAATTTATCTCAAGCAGTTCATTCTTTGCAAACACTATATTTCCCGTGAGTATCTGCTCCTTGAGCCACTTTGTCGGAGCGTGAAGCACGCTTGAATGCTGTCGTATCTCTACGCACTCTATCGGATCATCGGCGCTTTCGAGCTTCTGCACCGTTGAGAGTGCGTTCCAGCGGTCAAAGCCAAGCTGAGCTATTATAACGCCGTACTTTTCTTTCAGTGTCAGTATGTAATTCTCGACAAAGCCGTAATCTATGATATAATCGCCGCACGCAAAGCAATCGCCTTTTGCAATATGAGTCTTGTAATTGACGTGTTCCTTTACCGATTTTTCCTCAACCTTTTCGGCAGGAACAAACGCCACCACTTTAACATATATCTTGCCCTCGTGATAGCATATCATAGCGAGCGCTGTGTTATCCTCAGTCTGTGAGAGGTCAAGTCCGAGATAGACTATCTTACCCCGCCAGAACTCGTCCGGCACTTCTTCTGAGCAGTTTTGCACGGATATAAGGTCAACATAGCCCTCACTGCCGACACCCTTGTACTGAATATTACAGTGCTTACAGAGGAAGTTCTCACGCTTGTTTTCATACAGCACGGCAAGTTGACGGTTGTCTTTCAGTTCCGAGAACAAGTCCGCATTATCAACAGCTACAGGGTTTGACTGATACAGCACGCTGTCGTTCGTCTTCCAGTCGGGTACAAGCTCAATGTCCGGCTCGTAAAGCAGTGCAAAATATTTCTTGCCGGAGCTGTACACCCCGTCAAGCTGTTTCTTGGCTATGTCGATTTCGTCTTTCAATCCGTTATCATCATTCGGGTACTGTGTCGATATTAGTATTCCGAGCTTGCTCTTAAGCGTAATCTGCGAAGAACGCATTGCTTCAACCGGATAGCCGTCCATAGCACCGACTTCATCGGCAAGGAACAGATGCGCCAGCTTACCGTCAAGCTTATCCTTACTGTATGCAAGCGGCGTGTACTCTGTATCACACATCAGACAGCGTATCTCAGACCGCATAACCTTGAAATGCTTTTCAAGCAGCGGAGAGGATTTTATAATTTTCTTGATAGCTACTTTCAGCTCGCTCGACAGCTTTAAGTCGGGAGCTACAGAGAACAGTCGGGAAAAGCGTGGCAATGTCAGCATACCGATGATGAATATTACCGCCGCTGTGAACGTCTTGTAGTTCTTTCGGGCGATTTCGAGCAGTCCCGTGCTGTAATACAGCTTCCCGTCTGTTTTCGTGCAAAGCACCGCATAGATAAAAAGCAGGCTGTAATCTTCAAGCGATGAGTACATATCACGGCCTAAGTCCGGGTGCTGTATGGCTTTGAGCAATGCGGTTATCTTGTTCCATTCCTGAACATCTACATAACCGTCATCGACAGCTTTAAGCCATTCGGCACACTGCTTTCTGACATATCTTCCGACCTTGCCGGAGCTGTCCTGCGATGCCCACACGGCGTATTTATACGCACGGCTGTTTTTAATCGTCGTCATACTGTACAAACCTCTCCGTCGGGGCTTTGTATCCCATAAACGTTGCATAGTCGTTCCACCTGTCCGTTATTTCGTACAGTGTGGAATATAAAAATTCTTCCTTAGATCGCCCCATAATATCAAGGAACAGATTGCGAAGCTTTTTAAAATCGGGCTTTTCGTCTGTTGGCTTACTTCCCACTATCGGCGCAGGAAGTGCGGCGGTCGTAGCGGCAAGCACCCTGTCTTGCAGGTATTCCTGTGATAACTGTGTTGTTAGGTCGGACACTATTTCGGAACGCTGTGCCGAGCTGAACCCCAGTTCATCAAAGCAACATCTCAGTCCCGCTCTGATGTAGTCAAGCGGCAGAGGGAAAGTCAGTTCAAATGGGCTGATGCCCTTTTCTTCCGCTTCTATAAACGCTTTTATGTCATATTGCAGATATAAAGTATCTGTGATGTAAATTTTCTTGTTTAAAAGTTCTGTGAACATTGCATTTTCTCCTATAATCTTATAAATGACTATTGACATTTTTGCTGTATTGAGATATAATATTGATAGTAGATGTAATGTCTATGAAGGAGAGATGAACCTCTGCTATTTTGGCGGGGGGGCATCTCTTTTTTTATATCTGCTTATACCTGATTACTCTTATATCGCTCTCAGATTTTACAATCATTATATCTACCTCTATATCTCTGTGCCATTTCATTCGCTTTTCAATAATGCCGAGCAACGTTTTTTCTTCAACGTTAAACTTTCTGCAGTCAAGCATTACTCCTCCGGGATTTTCCGATATTTGATTTATGCCTTTTCGTAAAGCGCTGTTAGCGGCTTTTTCGGACGAAAGACTTTTCAAATCCCAAAGTTTAGAATTCCATATATAATCGGGTGTTTTCACATGGTTTTGATTTTGCTCGTTCAACAAATGTATATCTCCGCCCATTTTATTATGTAACCACTGTGCAAAAGCGATTTCTTCCTTATGTGTCCGAAGATTATACCCAACATCGTATGTCAGCGAGTCCTCTCCCGGAGTGGCTCTATTTTTATATTCCTCTGTAACATCAATATACTGCTTTCCGAATGTAAAACGACCTGTTACAGGGTCGTGGTTTTCATTATGCCTTAGCAGCATTCCTATCGCTTCAAGGCATCTTTCCTCTATATCCGCAAGGAACGGATCGTAAAGTTCACTGCGACACAATTCAAGCAGTTCTATGTATCTTAATATTAGCTCCATTTTTCACCTGTAGATAATTTTCGGGGCAGTTTCCCGCCCCGTCATATCTGTACTTTTTTACACTTCAGCTACAATAACGCCCGAAGCCGTTGCAAACCATGCGTCAATGCTTGCCTTTGTTAAGCCGTTTGTTATATCGTTAGTGCGTACTATGCAAGTTAAAATGAAGTGCAATCAATTGCACACGGGTATAAGAAAACCGCTCTTAAAGAGCGGTCGTCATATTCAATTTACAGTCAGCTGACTGCCGATAAGCACTTGCGCCGCCTGTGAAATAAGCGGGAGTGTGGTAGCGCCTGCATTTTTCAGCATTGCCTTTACCTTTCTCCACACCTCAGGCTCACGGATGTTGTCAAGATACTCATGCCCGCTGTATGTGATACTGCTTACAGCGCCGTCTATAAAATGTCCTGCCGCAAATTGAAGAGCGGCATTTATATATCCGGCTTCTTTCAGCTTCTCTATCGTATAAAGAATTTCATTATCTTCATACTTGGGGAGTTGCTCAAATATCGTTTCAACAGTCAGCGGATTTATATTAAGCTCCTCGTCAATCGTCTTGCTTTTCTCAACAGTAAGCAGTACACTGCGGACGCAATCATAATTCAGTTTCATTCTTCGTCCTCGTCATCTTCCCATTCAGAAGCGCAGGGAGGTAAACCGTCCGGAGTTATCTTATCAAAATACTTGCACGTATCTTCGACTGTTGCTTTTGGATTTTTTTCTAAATAATCTATGACTTTATCTGCCGTCTGATACTGCTCAGGGGCTTCAAGAAGGCAGATAAAACTCATATATATATCATAATTTTTACGTGAAGCGTCATCGTTTGGCGGGTATATATATTCAGGAATTGTATCTGCAAAACGTTCTATAATACGTTTTTGATATTCTGATTGATATTTTCCGTACAGTTCTTCTTTTTTCATAACTAATTCTGCCTCCATTTCTTTCGTATAATTATGCCGCCCTCTCCGTCTGATTCTGCTTTATAACGATACTTGCCTTTACTTATATATCCACTTTCTCCTTTTTTGCTACTCGGATAAATGGTATTAAACTCCCCACATAGTTTACTGTAAGTTTTTGCTCCCACTTTTATACCGCTGTGATTTCTCTGCGGTGACGGCGCATATTTTGTTTTAGCCTGCGGCTTATAAACCATTGTTACCGTACCGTCCTCGCTTACCGTAACGGATTTGATCGCACCGCCGCCCTTACTTGCAAACCGCCCTTTTTCATCGTGCTTATCGTTGTATCTCTTTTCTGCTATTATATCACCCTCACCGCAGTTTTGCAAGCCCTCATCATCAATTTTAGCGTGGCTGTCGGTATTCGGCGTGTATATCTGCCTGGTCTTAGGGTCGTAGAGCACATCATTAAGTCCGAGCTTGATAAAGTCAAGTCCGAGCGGCGCAAGGTTTTCCTTGAAGCGTATCTCGTCAGGCTGTAAGAAATTCGCCGCAAGACCTATCTGGTATGCCTGATAGCGTGTCAGAATATCAGCCTTGAGCAGTTCAGAAGTATCTATGACAAAATACTTACTGTGCTTTTCTTTCTCAAGTAACAGCGCCCTGTTGAGCGCCATTTCAAACGCAGACACAACAGGCAGTACGGCTGTCCTTATGCTGTTGATATACGTTCTGTCATCGGCTCTGCCCGACAGCACATCGGGAGATAAGCCAAACAGCATTGCTATCTGCTCTGCATTTGTCACCTTGTTCTGATTTAACTGCATCTCAACGGCGGTGGAGCTGCTTTCCTTGAAGTCAAGGCCGTTCTGCAGTATCATCATACCGTCACCGTTGTTGCTGTACAGCTTTTTCCACGCTTCACGGATTTTTTGTAATGAGTTATCGTCTACTCTTTGTTCAGTGCGCAGAAAGCCCTTCTTATTACCGCCTCTGCGGCTCATCGCCTTTTCAAGCTGCAACAGCATATAGCTTGATGTCAAGAGCGTGGGATTCTCGGCAAGTATGCTTACTCCCTTTCCTCCGTCAACGCTGTTACGGCTGAGAATGACAAAATCCCACGGATTGTACACTCTGCCGTCAACAAGCATACGGAGCGTCTTATAAATAGCGTCAGAGTTCTTTTCCACGCTTACAGCACTGTCACGGACGTATCGGAGAGCCGAAACCTCGTTTCCGCTCCGCTCTATGTGCATATATCCCGTTCCGTCAAGGAGCATATCACGGATAACCGCACGCTTTATTTCTGTCGGGTTCAGAGTATCGCCCGATTCTTCGTTCAGCAGATACAGGCGGTTATCCTCAGTGATTTCCGCCGCTGTCTGAACCTTGTCATTGCTGTTATACAGCTTTATCGGCAGGCTTGCTATTGTGCCGGCTATAAAATTAACAGCCGCTGAAACCGCAGGGATCTCAAGCGCCTGTTCTCTCGTTATATTGCTTATCTGCTTTAGTCCGAAAGCCACTTCAATATCAGTGCCTTCAGTGTCACGTCTGAATATCTTATCAAACAGCCCCATTATTCTCACCTCCCTGTAATATCTTCATCAAAGTGTCATCTTCGGGCTTTTCCGCCTGCTTCGGTATTGCTCTGATAGCGGAAAGCACCGTCCAACCGTTTTCCTTTTCAATGTCGCTCATCATTTTTCGCTTTTGCATTATTATCTTGTCAAGGTCGGCTATCTTTGCAAGAGCTCCGGACATCAGTTTTGTAAACTTCATCAGCTCATCGCCTGTCGCTTCTTCGTCCGGCAGATTATTAAAAGCTATCTCAATCTTCGACAGCACCGCTCTTTGCGTTACCGCATCCGCTTTGACAGCGTTTACTTCGCTGTACAGCTCGCAATATCTGTTGATGCTTGCACCATACAGCGCATCATTCTTCTGTATCGTGCTGAGCAGTTTTGTCAGCCGCAGGTACTCCTTGTGCGCTACCAGATCAGCCTTTACACAGTCACGCTCGAAGCACCTCTGCCCTGTGAGCATAGCCGCTTCAGCTTTCTCACGGGCTTCTTTTTCTTTCTTTGTCCTGTGTCCCGCACAGTTTTCTATTGTTTTTGCTCCTCTGGGCATATACTCACTCCTCTCAAAGTCATATCGGGAATATATCGTGTAAAGAGGTGGCGGTCAGATGTCAGACCAGGACTCCTCAAAAATCGCAAGGGTAGGGGGGTACACTATATGTTGTGGTATATAGCATTGTAATACTATATGTTGTGGTGTGAAAAATCGACGGTACAAGTCATAGTTGCCAGTTCCTGCCTGCTGATATGCCCACGCTCTGCCGCTTCGTGATGATAGCGACAGAGCGTTATCAGGTTATCATTATCAAGTCTGCGATCATAGTCGACCTTAAGCGGTACGATATGATGCACAGACAGGTCTGTGCTGTTGATAACGCCTGCCGACAGGCATACCCTGCAGCAGTGACCGTCACGCTCAAGTATTTCATCGGCTTTTCTGCGCCATATCTTGCGGTTGCGAAACCTGTCGGCTTCGCTGTCCCGTATCTTCTGTGTATTTTTTATCCCGGCTGTGCATTCTCCGGGCTTGTGAATCTTGCCACATCTTGAACAAGCTTTTAACATAATTTATGATATAAGAAAAGCACCCTTTGCAGAGTGCTTGAAATATTCTCACCGTCCGCACGAAAGAAACAGAAGAACGGACGGCTTGACTAAGAAAAAGGAGGTCCAATGGATACTCTTGTACGCATAATTGACAGAAAAGGTGACCTGGCGGCTTATTAGCCGCTCCTCGGTCACTACGCTTTCGCTTCTTTTCTATCGTAATCATACCACAGATGCAATAGGACATTCAAGGACATCTTGCACCCTCAGAAGTGCTTTACCGTGAAGTCGGCATATCTGCTTATATGAGTAATGCATCTCACAGGCAATATACTCAAATGTCTTACAGTTTATGTACCGTGCTATCAGTATCAGCCTTATCCGCTCGTCAGTCACTGCCGATATAGTATGCTCTATCTCTGCTTTAACACGGATAAGCTCATCTATCTCTGTGTTTATCTCCTGCTCCAGTGTTGCAATTTTTGCAACAGCCGTACCCACCTTGTCAGATACCCCGCTGCTGTGTCCTCCGCCCGATGACGGCGATATGTTCGTTGCAAGCTCCCGAAGCTGTCGTTGCTGATCTATCTTTTGATTTATGCGTATGTTGATAAAGTGATAGCGTGATAGGTATTCTTTAGCGGTCATTATAGCATTCTCCTTGCCGATAAAGGTTTCCTCCAAATCGATAATCTGTCCGTTTTCAACACGCTCTGTTGCAGTATGAATATTTACCACTGTGCGATTTTTATCAATTTTCCGCTGACCGACAGCGGTAACCGTTATCGCTTCATCATAATAATCGGGTAGTATTAGTGTTACTGTTTTCATTTTGCCCCTCCTCTGCCATCTTTGCCCCGCAGTTAGGGCAGTAATCAGTTTTATAAAAACTACTCTTACTGCAAGCCGAACATTTGTAACATCTGAAATCCTCAATTTTCCCCGCTATTGACCTTCTTGCGCGAATAGCCTCTTCCCAGTGCCCGTGCCTTACTGGCTCGACATCTGCCGTAGATATGCAATCTACAGCTTGATAAATATCTGCTGCAATATTCATAGGGCAAGTTTCATCTTCTGCTATATCGTTCATAATTTCAGACAAAACTTCACGCTTAATATATTCTGCCATTTTCAACCTCCTCCATATTCACGACAGACAAGGTTTCCATTGCTATCTTACTCATTAGTTTTTGCCTCATAATGTATCACCACCAATTATTTCTTTCTTGATCATAGCAAGATATGTATCGACAATTTTTTCCCATTCCGCAGACGTTTTGTCGATTTTTGCTTCTTTTGCAAATTCATCAACTATCGGCTTTATGCAGTTCAGAAAAATATAAAACCGTACTACGCTTCCAAGTTTTATATTTTCTTGTATCTGCGCATCTAAAGATCCTTTCGGAAGCCTTATCAGCATATTTACTTCGTTTTCGGTCAAAAACTGATCAATAATTTTACCAAACGCTTCGATGTTCAGCTTATCAAACTTTTCCATCTTCTATACCTCCATAATTCGTATACCTGCGATATAAGCAAGGTCTATATTTCTGCTCTTTGCTATCTGTAACAGCTTTGTAATGCCTGTATCCATATCAAGATACCCTCTTGCTTTGCTTACGCCTATACAGCCTGCATAATCATCAAATACCTGCATAGCCTCATCCGTTGCGTCAAACAGCTTCTTCAGGCGATCGTTGCCAAAGCCGAACGCCTCATTAGCGGCAATGGCAATGCAGATACGATATAATGCAAATAACTCCTGCATTTCGCCGTGTTTGATTGCGTCTTCGATACTTGCCTTGCTTGTCAAACTGCTTCCTGCAATATGTGATTTCATTTTCTTAGTACCCCCATTCCGCACGAATACTTATTATCCGTGATTTCCGCCTTGCGTATGCAATGCTGTGTTTTCGTGCTGTGATATTTACAATATCCGCACTTTACCTCATTGTCGAGCTCGTAACCGTCGCTGAACGTCTGCTTTTCTGCCCGGCTGTCAAGCTCGATAAGAAACATCAGATTGCAAGCGCAATGCCATAAATGCGGCATACCGCTTTCAGCATCGTTGATTTCTCCTTTACGATACGCTTCAAAGTGTCTCATAGCCGCCGCTATATAACGCTGTTTCTCAACTTTCTTCCATGACTGCTCATCGGTATACTTCTTGACACCGTAAGTCCTTATCTTACCTATTGCTTCAATAAGGCTTGGCTCTACCAAGTCAAGCCGTATCTTTTCGCCATCGTATTTATTTTCGTCACCTATCATCCTTAAGCGCCTCTCTTCCGTCATATATTTTAGCTATCCTTTTGCACAGTTCACAGCCGTGCTTATTTACCTCGCATAACAACTCGCCTATTGCTTTTCCACGCTTAGCGTTGTTTCTGTACGCTTTTTCGTACAGCTGGTACTTGTCAAACTGTTTTACTGCCTGCTTGCGCTCTTGTGCGCCCTGTTCCTTTGTTATCTCGCCCTCACGAAATGCCGCATACGTCAGACGCATTGATTTATACAGCAAACCCTCCGCAAGCGTTGCATCGTCCGGTAGTGGTGTGTTGTGCCTTGCAAGCTCGATTATCTCATCAGCCGTCATCAATCAGTTTAAGCGCCTCCTCCGCTGATCTGCATACCCCTGCGATAGCTCCGTAGTTCTTCATAGCGTTTAAAAACTGCTCCTGCTGAGGTCTTACCTTGCCTGTTGCCGTTTTTACTTCGATAAACACCGCCTTGCAATCAGACTTTCGATACCCGAATAGATCCGAAAATCCTTTCGGAAGTCCTGTCGATACCGTTCTTCCGTCCGCTGTGCTGAATACGCCAACATTTGCACGGAATATAACGCACTTTTCGCTTAACGCAAGGCGTATGCTGTTTTGTATGTCAATTTCTTTTATCTGAACCAACCCCACTCCTTAGCTTTAACATACGCATAACCGGGCTTGTACCCTTTGAGTTTTGCATATGCATATAACTCTTGAATACTTCTGCACTGAGTAACGTCCTGATACTCACTTGTAATCATAATCAGCTTTGCTTCCTGCTGTTCCTTGATTTCTCGCTGTGTCTTTTCATAGACATGCCCGCAGTTCGGGCAGACATCGGCAGGCTCGTGAGTAAAATAGCACTCAGGACACTGCTTTATCTTGACCTCCGCTTGTGCTTGCTTCTTTGTCGGTGCTTTCGGTTCAAGCGTCCATTTACGCTCCGCGTCCGGTAGTCCGTGTCTGTGTACGTTTCCGACATGATCTATGATGATAGCTGTCTTACCCGGCTGATATCGCATGCAGCGCATAGACTGCTGTATATACAGAGTTAATGATTTTGTAGGTCTGAGAAGTATGGACACCAAGCAGTCTGGAACATCAAAACCTTCGGAGATTAAGTCAACGTTACAGAGTATCTTAATCTTGCCTGTCCTGAAGTCTGATATTACCTGTGCACGCTCTGCTTTCGGCGTACTGCCGTCAATGTGCCGTGCCGGTATACCTGCGTCGCAAAACTGCTGTGCCATTGCTGTGCTGTGCCTTATCGTTGCACAGTAGCATACTGCTTTACCGCCGTCCGATAACTGCTTGTAAAACTTTATAACATCGCCGTATATCTTAGGTTTGTCCATCAGCAGTTCAACATCTTCCGCCGAGTAATCACCGCATCGTGATGTCAATCGTGAACAATCCGCAAGAGCAGGAGCATAGTACCGATACGGCGCAAGTCGGTGATTTTCTATCAGCCATTTTGCTGTAGGGCCTTCGATAAGTTTATCGTTTATCTCTCCCAGTCCACCGCCGTTAAGTCGTACCGGTGTTGCCGTAAGTCCGACACAGTACGCTTTCGGAAATGCTTCATATACCTTGCAATATGTATTTGCAACGCAGTGATGGTTTTCATCTGTTATTATCAGTGTAGGCTGCTTAATTTCTTGCAGATGCCGTGATATTGTCTGCACCATGTTGACAGAGCATAAATCCATATCAACGCCGTATCCGTTAAACGTGCTGTATATCTGATCGCACAATTCCTGCCTGTGTACCATAAACAGGACACGATTGTGATTATCTGTTGTACGCTTTGCTATCTCTGATGCTATGACGGACTTACCGCCTCCGCACGGAAGGACAATACACGGCCGCTTATAGCCCTCACGCCAGGAACGTGACAGATTATCTATCAGAGCGCTTTGATAGTCATATAGTTGCATCATAATATTGCGACCATTTTGTCGACTATAACCGTTCTTTTTGAGTATTTCTCTATAGTGTTATCAACACAAATTTTGAAGTTTTCAGCGTCAAGAAAATTATTACGATAGACTTTAAGCAAATTTACAATTTTCTGCAAAAACTCACCTAAAACCTTATTTTCAAATGTAATAGTGTGATCTTTTTCATTAGTTGTAAATTTAGACGACTTTTCTAAAAGCACAATCACAAGTGCCGTCATGTACATCTTAGCGTCAAAATCGGTGTAATCGACCTCTTTGCTGTCTTTTCCGCACAGCCAGTCAAGTGACACACCGAGAACGTCAGAGAGCAATACAGTTTTATCAAGAGAAGGATTTTTTGTACCCTCATTTCTTTCATAACTGCTGATAGTTGCCGCTGATACGCCGATTGCTAGCGCAAGCTCGGATTGCTTCATATTTTTATCCGTTCTCGCTTTCTTTAAACGTTCGGAAAATATTTTTTTATCGTAATCTTTCATTCTTTACCTTCTTTCTTTATTATGTGTTACACCCGTTACACCAGTGTTACACCATAGGTGTAACACTGCAAAACCGCTCTGCGACTGCGATTGAGCGACTATGTTACACCGTTACACCTAAAAACGCATTTCTCTATAGAAAAATCTATATAAATACAACGATAAAATTGTTTATATAGAATATAACGTTATACCCGAAAAAGGTGTAACAGGTGTAACATTGTCATTAAAACCGCTTGTAGAGCTAATCTAGCCGTTACACCTATGGTGTAACTCAGGTGTACCAGGTGTAACGCTTAAAAATCTATATCGTCGTATTTTGCATCGTCTTCCGACGGAAGTGTCAAGTGCACGCACCGTGTGCCTAAGCCATTAACCCGCTTGTTTACAGAGTTTTTGCCTTTTTTGTCTATCTCAATAAGATGATTGTCACGCAGGTAAGACAGTAATGCTTGTGAGTTGTACCCTTCTTCTTCACATACCTTGCGAAACACCGGCACCGCTATATACACCGATTGCTTGTCACCGGGAAGCACTCCCCACTGATCGATAGGCTTGTCCGGGTTATAAACAAAGCGTGTAGAGTTCAGCGCAACGAAGCTACACATATACTCATACGCTCTCGGGTTAACGCTTACGGAAGCCTTTGTCTTCAAAAATTCGGCTACTTCTTCCGTTTTCAGCGCTGTTTCTTCTACGCCAAGCATCTTGCACATCAGGGTGTCCGCTGTGAGTATCAGAGCGGCGCTCTGCGCCTGTTTCTGCATGATGTCGTAATCGGCTATCAGTTTCTTTTGATAGCTGTCAAACAGCTCCTCAGCGTGTCCGAAGCCGTCTTTTATCAGCTTTTGCACAAACATCTTACCGAAAAATCCATAGTTTGCCTTTACCGTATTTGCAACGTGTCTGGGATCGTCAAAGAATTTTTCCTTGCACTCGATCTCAATGACTCTGTTTACAGATCCGCCGCCGGAGCGCGCTGTTGTAATCGGTCGCTCACCCGTTGTTATCACTGCGTTTTTCCACTTCGGAACTGCATCAAGTCCGCCGAGTTTGTTACCTCTGCTCCTGCCTGAGCCCTCAGTCAGCATATATATCAGATTGTCCAGATCACGCTTATCGTTGATAATCTGCAGCTCGTCCAGTATGTACGGCAGATTGTTATAAAATGCCGCTGTCTTTTCCATTCCGACGGTTGTAGCATTAAAAGTCATGATATAATCGCCTATTTCGGGGTTGCCCCATATACTCGCCGCAGTCATCGCAAGAACTGTCTTTGCACTTTCTGTTTCGCCCCAGAGGTGCACCCAGAAGCAGTTACAGCCGAGAGGCTTTACAAGTACGGAAGCAAGTGAGGAAGCAAAAACCATTCTTGCCGCAACGGATTTCAAGCGGATATTATGATATATCAACTCATACCATTTACGGATATCGCCGACAGCTTTCACGCTGTCGTAATGCTTCTTGTATTCTGCTTCGCCGTCAAACACTATGCTGTCGATATACGGCGCAAAATCAAGCTGATCATCACTTTGGTTTATCCAGCCCAGGCGTGTAACGCACTCGGTCTCGGGGATAAGCTCGGGGTTTAACTGCTCGATTTTTGCAAAATATTTTACAAGTGCCTTTGCACTCTCTGACGTTACCGCTATACCGCTGTCTGACAGGTCAACGATCTTATTCGCCGAAGATACCGTCTTGCGGTCAACGACTAGATATCGGAACGCTTTGCCGCCTCGTGAGTATGCTATTTTTATCTTCTCTATGCCCGTATCAATATTGCACATACGCATTATCGGCATAATCGGGTGCGAGCATACCGTTTCACCGTCAAGCGATACTCCGGTATAGTCACAGATGTAATTACCGCAGATGAGCTGCACCGGCTGGAGCGGGAAGTTTGTAGCTGTAAAGGTTTCCGAAAGGTTTTTCTCGTACTTTCGGCAGTAGTTGCCGAGCAAGGTCATAAAACTTCTTATTTTAAGCTCCGCCGCCCGCTCGGTCACTCTTGCCTTTGCACGCTCAAACTCGAATGGATCGTCAATAAAAGCGCAGCAGTATTGATATGGCTCAAGTCCCGTGAGAAAATCCTCTTTTGTGAACTCCTCGACAGGCTTTAACTTTTCAATATCTTCTATTGCCATTGGCTTTTACCTCTCTTATATCTTAGAATGGATAATCTTCGTCTGTAGGTGCGGGTGCTTCAGGCGGTGGTGCTATCACACTGCCGAAATTGCCCATAGCGTTGCCCTGATCAAGCGGCTTATCGTCAGGAACTTTTAAGCCCTCAAGCACAGCACCGACCGAGTGGAACGCCATGAATTTAACCGCCCAACCTGTTGTTTTACCGTCCTGCTTCAGATATTCCTCATTGCGGAACAAGCCGCCGACGAGCTTACCCTTGAAGTTATCAGCGTACTTATCGCCCCACACGAGCTTGAAGCTACTGCTGTTCGATTTCTCAACACACGTGTGGAATGTCTTTAAGCCTCTGCTCGCAAGACCTGTCTTAGCGTCGATAACGAGCTGATTTACGATACAGCCCCACTTTTTATTTTCTCTGTTATCGTTGTCGTAACGCTTTTTGAAGAAGCCCGGCTGTTTGTCCGTTTTATCTGTGTCGAGATAGATTTTTATCATATCATCGCCGTTTCTTGAGGTTGTTTCCTCGACTTTAAGTATTCTCATGACGTGACCGCCCGGAGCGAGTTTTTCATACTCGCCAAACTCCTGTACATCTTTGTAGCCCTTAGGTTCAAGCATTTACTTTATCCTCCGTTATGTTATAATATTCTCTGATAGTGTTATCCACCATCTTTAAGTCATTATCTATAGCCGTTTCTGCGAACATATCTATAGGTGATTTTTCAAGGCACTTGTCATCCTGCTTGTTCGTCAAGAAAACGTATCTACCGTCTTCGTAAACACTTCTGAGGACCACAGTACACATGCCTTCTATGCAGACTTTTTCGTCAAGCAGTTTGCCGATAGTCTTCGGTTTCATATTTCCGCTATCGTCTGCATCCGTGTGCATCATCACATAGACGATCTTATCCGGCGGAAGTGCCTTGATATTCTCAAGCAAGCTCCAGAACTGATCTGCAACGCTGTTGTAAAAGCTGTATATCTGATTGCCTGTGCCAGTTGACGAATGCCCACGCATAAACTGATTCGTCATCAAATAGCCCGCATCATCTATCACGATAGACTTTGCTTTGCACTTGGCGAGCCCCTTGACTATCGTGTCGTAGTTGTCTGTGCATAAGGTCTTTGGCGGATTTTTGAACGGCAGAGGTTTGCCGATTACGTTAAACACGGCAAAGTCCTGACAATGCCTGAGCGATGTACTTTTGCCGCTACCGCTCCGCCCGACAATTAAAACCGGTATTCCCATTACTTTATCTGCAGGTTGATTTTACTTACGAGTTTTGCACCTGCTACCTCCTTTCCTTCGTTTATTGCTGCTTTTATTGCCGCCTTGTCAGGCTCAGGTGCTTTATATCTCAGGTACTCGTCTGAGAGCTCCTCAATATCGTCTATCTGTACTTCTGAGCTCTTGCGGAAAGACAGCGCTACTCTTGCCGTTTTGAAATTCTGACCGCTGAGAGCGTCCGACAGCAAGTGCTTTAAGCTGTCGATTTTCTTTTCAGCGGCTTTCTGGCGCTCGGCAAAAGCCAGCTTTTCAGCTTTGAGTGCCTCTGCATCTGCCTTGAGGTTTTTAACCCATAAAGCAATATTCTCGATTTTCTTATCACGCTCAAGCTGTATTTTTTCAAACGCTTCGATGTCTGTGATTTCGCCTGTATCCTCGTCTAAGAGCGAGTACAGGCGAGTGTCGATGTCATAAAGTGATGGCATTATATCTCCTCCGTCATTTTCTCGAAAAACTGCTTTGCCTTTGTCACGAATAATTCGTGATTACTATCTGCAGAATTATTGCCGATAAACTCGCATAACCGCTTCGCCGCATCGATAGCTGTCGCAAGATACGCTTTAAACGTTTCCTTGCTGTCGGGTACGCTCACCGTAAGTTCCGACTGCTCACGCTTAGCAGCTTCAAGCTGACTGCGGAGTTCTTCGAGCTTTTTCTCGTTCTCGGCTTTCAGATTATTCATTTGCTCCGTATGCTCACGGTTTAAGCGGATAGTGTCCTGTAATGCGTCCTCCTGCACCTTGTCAAGCTGCTGCTCGTAAGTTTTGCAGATATTATCAAACGCTGTCTTGTCCATAACGCCGTCCTTAGCCGGCTCGACCGCAACTTCAACAGGGCGGTTTTCAAGCTCCTTTATCTCGGCTTCGAGCGCCGCTATCTGCTGTGACAATGCGTTCTTAGCTTTTTCGAGTGATTTCGCCTGCTGAGCGGCGGCGGACGCTTCGGCTTCGGCGGCTGACTTGTCGGCTACCGCCTTATCCTTTTCCGCTCTTATCTGCCGTATCTGCTGTTCAAGTTCACGGACGGAGGTGTTCTCAAGGTCGGTTTTTTCGGTTATTTCTGTACGTTCTTCATCGGAAAGGGAAGATAAAAGATAGAGCTTTTTCACTCCGATTTGTGTCCCCGGGGACACAAAATCAGACGGCAATTTCTCTATTACTTCTATATAACGATAAACCTGTCTGCGTTTGATACCTGTTTCCTGTTCGCAGTAATCCTCAAATGTGTTATACCCCAGCTCCTTATAGAGCTTGCTGTCCCTCATCTCTTTAAAGCCTTTGCACATCTCATACAGACTCTGCTGTGCTACCTGTGCCGCCGCTTTAATGTGGTAGTTAAGGTTTACTGCCTTGACATAATCGTCTGTTACCGCCTTTTCTGTATCCGCAGGCGGTGTGCGAAGTCCGGGAATTA